GAAAAATCGATCGTAGTCTTATCTGCGAAGGACTTGAAGCCCTGCAGTGTCAATCGGAGTAGTTTCATGAGTTCTCCTTCTTTGCATAATATCGTCCTTATTAACAGACATACGGTATTTACTGTATCTTTCAGAGATAATACTACTATCGGGCTACTACCTCTTCTAATCAAAATCTAATCTTGTAATTTGTCTGAAATCCATCAACTTTGTTGTCTTTAACATTCAGTTGGAAAGACACCCCTTTATTGTACCCAAAATTCCTTTGTACTTCAATTGGAACGTACCATTCATTAGACACCCTACCAACTCCGATTCCCATTTCCCACTTGTGCTTCTTCTCGTAATCTTTGAAGAGTGGTGTTAGATCCAGAGTTTGATCGACACGTGCTGTAGTGGAAGTAGATGAAGAAGTGGATGGAGAAGAAGGGGTGTCTTTTAATGTCTCTTTAATGTTCTTATCTTTGACTGGAATTTGAACGTCTGTACCATTGATGACTGCATGATAGTGGTTATTCAGAATCAAATCTGGATCAGACGCATTGGTTTTACTTGCTGCTGTTATTTCAGTAGTCAAAGAGGGTGAAGTATAGGAATCTGTAGTTGTAGTTGTTTTTGTTGTTCCTTCTTTATACCCTTTATCATACCCATAATGATAAATCATTGTTGTTGTTCCAATAAAGAAAATCATCAGAATAAGAACAATGAGTATATTTCTTTTGTTTATACCATTAAAATCAATCACTTTAGAATCACCTATTTTCATTCTCAATACTGTAATAAAGGATTTAGACCTTCGGTGTGTCACATTGAAAGGTCTAATAGTTTACACACATAGTGATTCACATGCTATACCTAGTGTAGGAAACATATATCTCTTATTTCATAGAGTTCCAAGTTACAGAAACAAGAGATACATGTATATAATATAGATTCCCTCAGTCCCCCTTTCTACGTGCCACAATTAGAACTTTGTATATATGTGCCACAATTAGGTTTTCTTTAGGTCTTTCCTAAACTAGAGTTGTCTTTTATATGAAACTTTCTCCGCTGTGTTTAGATCCTTTAACATTGCCAGTTTCACCTTGCTATAGTTCTCTCTGCCAACAGGTCTAGGGTTTGTCTGATTCAGTTCTGGAATATAGAAGATACCTCTGTCTGGGTCATCCCATTGTTCAAGTAATTCATCAAGCTGCTCATCCATCCCTGTTTGATAATCCCTATCCATAGAGTTAGCAAAGAACTCTACAGCCATAGTGACAGCATCCAGTCTATCATCATGAGCAAGTGCCCCTCTTTCATTGGTGAGACGTGTCATTTGATAGATTAAAGAATAGTTAGGACTAGATTCATACGTCTTATAGTCAGCAGTGATTACCCCTTTATTGACAATGAGCTTGTGTCTCATCATAACAGGTTCAAGGGTGTCTATAATACGCTGTTCCTTCTGTGCCTTACTTCTGATTTCTTCCAAAGCACATGGATAGATTCTGGTAAAGATAGGAGCAAGAAGTTTGCCAAACATACCATCACCAAAGTTAGATTCATAGACAACTGTGTTGACCTTCCAGAACTTAGCTTTGTTAGCCAGTGTCTCCAATGTGTTATCGCTGTAACCAGAGGTATAACCACCACTTTCCATCAAGAACAAATAGCCATTAAGGTATTTGATGATTGCATATGCTGTTTCATCCTTACCACGTCCAGATGGGTCAATAGCCATAACTGTTCCAGTGTATTCAGCTGTTTCTGGGGACTGCAAGAGAGGAGAATAGAAGTAGTCACCTTTAAGAGCAACAGACGCAATGTCTTTCCATCTCTTTGTAGGATCAGCAGTCCAAGACCATTTTAGACTAGCTTCATTCATGTCCAAATCCGCTACAATCAAGTCCTGGACTTTAAGTGGATACTTCTCTGCATCAGATAGATTCGTACTGAGCATGAACTGAAGAGCAAACCCAGCCTTACCATAAGACAGTTTACGCTTCTCAATTTCCTCTAGATTGAATCTATCAGGGTCTGTAGGTATGCACTTATCAGCATAAAACTCTGGGTCTGTATCATAAGAATCTGCGATAAAGGGGGCTAAATCATCCCCATATGCCTCTCTTTCTTCTGTAGATGCTGGATATAAGACAGGCCAGATGCATCTGCTATAACCACGTTTAGTTAATTCATTATAGAGACTCATTTCATTCTGAGGAGTTCCCAAATAAATGATTTTACCACCAGGTTTTAAGATTGCATCAAATTCCTTTACAGCCTCTCCTAGTTTATCCCTCTGTATCTGAGTGCCTGAATTTTTAGGTACTTCTACGTCATCAGCAATCAGAATGTCTGCACGAGAACCTGTAATCTGCCCTGTGATCCCTACAGACTTTACAGAAGGAGAAATATCAGGAACAGCAGGGCCGACATCAAATAGATTCTGGGTATCTCGCTGTCCTCGCTGTGTCTGTAAATGCTGCAAGAAAGGTATCAAGTAAATAATACGTTTAATAAAAATAGCATTCGCATCTGCTCTATGTTTAGATGCAGATACAACTAATACCTTTAATTGAGGGTCTTTCCAAAGCATCCAAACTGTGTAAGCACAAGTCAAAAAAGACTTTGCTACCCCACGGAAGCCCTCAATGATACTTCGGTCTGTAGGGGTGTTCATAAGGTACTTTGCAATATCATATTGGATAGGTGTAGGGTCTGGAAGACTAATAGATTTCCAGACAATGAACACAAAGATACGAAAGTCCTCATGCGCCCTTTTAATTTGATCTTCTGTCCAGCATGCTTCTGTAAAATCAGTTAAGTCGATCAATATCTACACCGTCTTTCACATCATCAAAAATGGGGATGCGCTGACGCTCAATCTGCTGCTGTATGTCTGCAACACCCTTAGTGCGAGGGGAGACAATCAAATCATTGTCTTTCAAGAATTTTCTTACACGGTCAAGGAAACGTGGGTCTTTCCGCATTTCTGGGTCAGCAAGCCCTTCACGGATCGCTTGTACTTCACCCTGTGCAATTTCATCCAAAAGTGCAGGATCAATTTCAAACATCTTCATCACCCCATCCATCATATCTATCAAGATCATTTGCTCTAATCGTAGACAGCACCTTGTCTGCATAGTCAGGGTCAGTGGCATAAATCGGTGCAAGAGTGCGTACAAAGTCTTCTACAGACCAAGTACTTTCCCATGCTTCTACAACTTCAGCATATTTGTAGTCTTCAGTAATAAGGATACACCAGTCTCTAATAGCTTCTTCCAGTGTTTCATAAGACTGGAATTTGTCATAGATGGTTACATAGTGCCCATTTTCATATTCAGTAGTCTGCTGTCGTACATAATTGCCCCAGCCATTCCATTTACGTCCAAAGTAGTTATACTGCCCAATGCAGTACCTACCCCAACCACTTTCAAGAATAGCCTGTGCAATGCATACAGACGCTGGAAGATTATATTCTGCACAGACATCACCAGCAGTATTTCCAATCATTTCAATAAATTCATCTGGGGTCATATGGGAATCTCCTTCCATTTTCTTTCTTTACTTCATCAGGCACCCCATCTTTGTCTGCATCATAAAGCCACCTACTAAGCAAAGTTATAGTGGCTGTCATCCCAATCACGACAATAATGAACTGTCTAAATTCTGGGATATTAGGGTGTCCTGTCATAATCCATTCATATGCTGTCATAGTCAAATAAATAAAAAGACAAAGAATTAAAAAATTGACATTGAACTTAATCAATGTCATGGATTCTTTGTCTCGTCTCTTTGGTTTGAATGTAGACAACACTTTAATTAGTTTTGATTTAAGTTGTCCCACATATCCTCCATACGTGCAATACGATCATTGTTGATACGATGTGCCATTTCCATAGCTGTCATCCTAGCATCTAATGCACGCCTGTCTGCTGCACTCATTTCTACTTCTCTTTTCAGTTCAGATAAAACCTTAGTGTTCATGTCTATCGTCTTCTGAATAGGTCGGATTACAAGATAATTGAACCCACTACTCACCAGTGTCGCGATGGTCAGAACAGAAACGATACTGTCTAAGAAGTTCATGCTTACCTCACACACACAAAAAAAAACAGCACTTATCTAGTGCTGTGCAAAATCATAATAAGTTGAATAATAAAAGAAATATGCCTACTATGGGAGAAACAACGAAAGAGAGAAATACAAAAACAATCATACATGCTCCTGCATATGATACGTCTTCTTTTTCTTCTACAATAGCAGCTGCAATGAAGAACGCAATAACAGCTAATGTTGCGATCATATTTATCCCTTCTTTCTGCCTATAGTATAGCATGTTTAATATAAATATAATAGGGAGTGCCAAAAGACACTCCCCACCATATTTAACTTACCACTAACTTATTATTAAGGAGTAGGGGTAGTTGTACCTGTAGGTGCCGGAACGATAAACGCCGGAACAGGAGCTGGGCGAAGTCTCTGAACGAGATCTGCCGTCTGTGCTGTCTGACTATTCAGGATGTTAGCTGTCATGAGCTGACGATCCCTTTCTTCCAGTTTAGCCTTCAGTTCTGCCATCTGGTATGCAGAGAACATTGCTCGGGTCTTCTCTCCATCCTCTTTGATAGCTTCTACGATGCTGCAAGTGTTTCTATACCCTTCTGTACGCACTGCATCAATGTTTCTGTTGGTCTCACAGCAGCACATCTGAGCAGACTGCTGGTTCTGACCAAGCTGCTGCATAAGACCAAAGTTGCCCTGCATGACAGTCTTCTCCAGACCATTGATACCATTCGTGAGAGCATAGGTGCTATTAGCCTGACCATAAGTCAGACCTCTCATCTGAGACATTTCATTGGAGTAATCAAAGCCCCTCTGAATGTCTGCCTGAGTTGCAGCATTCCCTTTGTTACCAAAGAGATTACCACCACCACCGAGTAATACGAATAACACGACTACCCACAACCATTCACTACCACCGAAACCACCGCCTGTCTTCTCATTCAGATTGAATACAGGCTGCACACCACTACTCATACCGTTCTCCATAAGATCACCATCCCTTTCATAAAAATAATGTGAGAACTGTATATATCAACTCTGCCGTACGCTCAGAGCTGAATACCAAACATAGCAAATTTCTGCTTTATATTGGAAATAAGAGGAGCGAGCTGTGTCTGAGGCATACCCTGTGTAGAAATCATGTTCATGACAACTTGCTGCATTTCTGCTGGGGTCTTACCCTGAAGCATAGTCATTGCCCTCTGGAAGCGTGGATCATTACCAATTAGTGACATAATAGCTGTTTCAATGTTAGCGTTCATTATGATTAGTCTCCTTTACCTTTAGCAATCAATGTATCTACTTTTTCTTCAAGTGTCTTTAACCTTTCATTCAGACTCTCTTCCTGTCCTTTTGCTTTTTCATATACTTCAATAACAGGAAGACCACTAAGATCAATGTACTTTACATAGACCCTGTTTTCTTTTTTAGAAATGAAGAAAGTTAGAGAGCCACAAGGGTCTACTCTAGCTCTCCTTACTTCCTCTACATCATTTACTTCACCTCCGAAGCTATTGATAGCTGGCGGTGTTGCTGGATAAGCGAACATGATAATCACCTTTCCTTTTGTTAATAATCATTTCTATCTGTGACATGTTTGTTAATTTCTGGAGACCAACTTATATATACAGAAGCATCGGGTTCCCCCAAGTAGGGTTCATCCTGCCAAGCAGTATCAAACCAAATTTCTCGATGATCGTTACAATATACCTCAACCTCGTAATCTATATCTTCATTTCCTTCTGTTGTGTCAATCTCTAGTGTATGTGTACTTCCCGGAGTTACACCCACATATTGTGTATCGTCATCCTCATAATTGATTTTAAGAACAGTTATTCCCATTGGAACCGTAAACTTTCCACCTTTGAAGAGTACAGTTCCTGTAGGGATAGCTCCCGCTCTTACCTGATAGATCACTCCAGCTTTATCTTTTGCATAGCATGGAACATCTCCATTACCTTTTCCCTGTTCCATCTTAACGTATGCCTGTTGCCCCTTAAACTTTATTTTAAGGTTCGGATAGGGACATTCATCTGTTGTCGTATAGGCATGAGCATCATACTGCACCCCAGCCTTTTTGACATGAAAAATTGCACCTAAGTCACTCATTCTATCCACAACTCACTTCCGTTAATAACAAGGTGTCCGTTGCTAATTACTGCAAAGCCACTATCATTAGTCAGCTGAGAAGTTTTTGTAGGAATAGACGCCATTGCTGCGCTGAGTTCCTGAATCTCAAGAGAAGTAGAACTTAAATAGCCAGAGTCATTCCAAAGCTGAGAGGTCTTTGTAGGAATCTTTGCATCTACTTCTGCTTTCAGGTAGTAGCTAGAAGGATCAAACTTAGCAGCATCAATAGCACTCTGAGCTGCTGCCTTTGCACTATTAGCTGCATTAGTCTCACTGAGTTTTGCATTAGAAGCACTTGTAGCTGCATTAGAAGCACTAGAAGAGGCTGCCGATGCACTATTAGCACTTGATAATGCACTTTGCTTTGCTGCGTTTGCACTAGAAGAAGCTGTAGCTACATAAGATGCACTGGACTCTGCACTAGACTGAGCAGCACTAGCGGAAGCAGCTGCATTACCAGCAAGCACCTTAGCTGCCTCAGCCCAAGTCTTAGAGGACTTACTATTAGTAGCCCCATCCGGACTCGTATCAGACGCAGCCCACTTCTTAGCAAGATCTGCACTATTGTTAGCTTCAGTAGCCTTCGTAGTAGTAGCGTCTCTTAAAGTGGTCATAGTGTTGACGTAAGAGTTCCCAGTAGTCACCAAACGAGTATTCTGGGTATCTCCTGTAGTAGTCAGTCGGGTATTCTGATTGTCTCCTGTAGCAGTTAAACGAGCATTCTGAGCATC